AGTCCCGATATCTGCTTCAGGCGCAGCAACTCATCCTTGTCCATACCCAGGTTCCTGCGTATCCACGAATCCGACATGCCCGACCTCGTAAGTTCCCCGACAAGCCGTGTCATAAGCTCGATCTTATGCATTCCACGGGCACGGTTATGGCGGATGGTAGAGGCCATACGCTCGGCCAGATCCTTACGGATGACGGTAACGGGTAACAGTCCGTTCTCCCGCTTGTATATTCTGGGCGAGGTCATCATGACCTTATACCTGTGATAGCCGTCCACAAGCTCGTACACATCCTCTTTCTCAATGTAATAACACACGCACGGCATCGTGTACCCATCCTCCCAAATCGAGAGTTCCAAAAGCCGCATCTCAGGAGGGGCCGTCACGTTGGGATTATAGGAATTCGCCCTGATCCTTTCCACCGGTACAGCCTTGACGCCATACACGGGACTGGTAAATTCATTGTCCATCTTTTCATTCATTAAAATAAGATCTATATTCATCCATCATCTTCCGTCTTCTTTCCTGTTCCTGTTTATTTGGTGAAAAGCCCATGTACTTGCAACAGTGGTCGTTTTTCAGGATACAGATGCACATCCGCTTGTACGAGGGCAATTCACGGAATTCAGGCAGGTCTATGTCATCAAGGTATTCCATCCTGACCGGGAGCTTGTGCGTCCTGTATCCCGATGTCCCGCCAAGTTCGAAAGGGATATTCAACCTCTTGAGTTTCATGATCGTTTCTTTTGCCAGACAGCCGCCCTTCTCCCGCCAGAACCGCACGCTTACCTCCAGTTTATCCAGATAGTTGTTCCTGGCATCCTCAGGAAGGGTGTCCAGAAGGAAAAAAAGATATTTTTTCCAGGTCATTCCCTCAGGCAGCCTGACACCCCGCCATCCCATCGCTACAGAGTTACCGTAACCCCCGGCAAAATTAACACCGTTCACACGTCCCAGCATCTTGCCCCACATCTCCGGCTCGATCACCCTGTACAGATGCAGCGACGGGATGGCCTGGGAAATGAACGGGCTCGCAACACGCTGGCTGTTCAGAGGAACACCCACCTGATAATAGAGGTCATACAACCTGTTGTATTTCCAACGGAAACGGCCATTGGCAGTCCATATATCCGTAGTATGCCAGTCATACAACGGATACACGTTGTCTATGCCCTCATCGACAGGACATATCCAGTCGGCTGAAGGGCCCGGAGTGCTACGATAGATCGTTCTCCAACGGTTAAAGCTTTCCTGGGTACGTATTCCAACCAGACATGCCACTTTTTGCACTCCAAGTTGCTTGCGGAGCCAAAAGGAAAAACATTCCTGGAACTCGTAATCCCACATCTGCGGAGTATAAAAATCAAATGCTTCCGTACCCAGGTATTCCACAGGCATCTCCCTGACCCAACGGACACAAGGGTCCCAGGGCCGCCAGAATCTCTGGTACATGGATGCAGCCGAACCGACCTTGAAAGGCACGCAACAGCGGTAAACATCCAGAATATCCCGGTTCGAAGACAGCATCTCATCCACATACTCCGTGGTCAGGGAATACTGCACTTCGTAATCCATATGGAATACTCCCATCCGACCTCCATATTGCCTGATATGCTCCACACAGGCATTCAGCAGCACACCGCTGTCCTTACCCCCCGAAAAAGAAAGGTACACATAATCATACTCGCCGAAGATTCTTCTGATCCTCTCCCGCAACGCCTGATATACATTCATCCGAGTTCCTCCCATTCTCTTTCAGCCATCCTGTTTCCCACTGTCGGAACCCATATGTACCAATTCCATCATAACATATAACTTGGTTTCCCGGATCGTGATGAAATTCATGTATTTGAAAATTCCGACATCCCGTTTCTGAACGGTCGCCCGCAAAGGGGAAGTCTCATCGCCCGACTCCTTGATCACGCTTTTCAACAGCTTCAGCAACTGGTTCCCCCTCTCCCTATCGGGAGTGGCATAATAATTATCAATTTTATAACCACCATCGAGTTTTCTCTCAACAGGCATGAAAGCCACTACCTGGTCTTCATGGTAGAGAACATGCCAGGTAAACATCCGGGAGGATTTATAAGGGTAGTTGTTATTCTCCCGCAGACATGCAGGACTAAGTACAAAGTGCCCTACGGCCAGATAAAGTTCGGGAGATTTTCCCTCAAATATTCGTACTTTCAGTTTCATAGGCATACATTTCATACATATACTGGTGCTTATTTACTATTCCTGCCCCCGCTATCTTCACGATGTACGCTATTATCCATAATCCGCCCCCCGGTTTCAGGAAAAGTTTCGGGTTCTTTTCCTCTCCCGTACGTATCTTTTATAGGGATCAGAAAACGACTCCTAATACCGGCTTTTCTATAACCTCCCGTAAAATAGAAATATTCTTTCAAAGGTGAATTACGCAAGAACCTATCCAGCAGAGCGTATGATCTGAAATGCTTCAAATGCCCCTGGTAGGAGTTTAGCACAGCCAACATCTTTCGCAGTCTTTCCGGAGCGGGTTTTCCTTTGGAACTCTCTTTTTCCAGCCTGTGTACCGCTTCCCGAAAAAATCCTGCGGTACGTTTTGACGGATATTTCCTGTACGGTCTCACATACGCTCCCAGAAAAGCCACACCACGACTGTAATGCTGCAATTCGATTTTATCCGGATGCAACTCCAACTCCAATTCTTCCTTCAAGAATTCCCGTATCCATGGAATCAGTTCCTTTAGATAGCGTTTGCTTGGATGGACAATAAAAAAATCATCCACATAACGCCCGTAATGTTTACAGCGTAAAACACGCTTCACATATCCATCCAACTCCCCCAAATAGATGTTACTGAACAGCTGGGATGTCAAATCTCCTATGGGAAGTCCCACACCTTCCGGAGAATTGAACAAACTTTTCGTGGGTGGAAGTCCTTCCCAATCTTCCGCGCTACCCCGTATCCGGCAATCCCGCTGGGGATTTCTGAATATAATCTGTCTTAGCAGGAAATCTATCAGTTCCATATCCGGGCATTCTTTTTGTTTCCGGCTTCTTCTATATCGTTCCAGTCCCTTGCAGATAAGATCGTACAGACGATCCTTCCTGATACTCATGAAATACCCCCTTAAGTCCAGTTTTAATATATAGGCACTATAACGATAATTTTGCGTACAACTGCGTATGTGGTGTTCCAGGCGTGCTATTCCCTGACTTGTCCCCTTTCCTCGGCGACATGAATAACTGTCAAAAATCATTCTGCCCTCAAACATAGGAGAAATATAATTATACAACAGATGATGCACTACCCTGTCCCTGAAATCCGAGGCAAAAATTTCTCGCTTCACTGGCCTGTTAACCACGAAACATACCCCAGGTGAAGGAGTGTAGTTCCTATCCCTTATCTGTTCATACAACTCCATAAGATTATGTTCCAGATCAATCTCAAACGCAAGCTGGCTCGCAGTATTTCTTTTCTTCTTCCTCGCCTCGTAATAGGCCTGAAAAAGATCCGTAAGCAAATCCTGTCTCTTATAACATTCAGCCATTTCTGTAATTTACATTCAAAGGATTCCCTGCCTCGTACAAGGATAAATTCTTGGGAAGAACGCACCCCAAACCCGTACGCCCGATTGTTGTTGTTCAACGGGTTCACGTTCGACGAGTTGAAGTTCAGGTTGCGACCGTTGTTCTGGTTGTTCGGAACCGCCGACCAACAGTAGCCGTAGCTGCCAACGTTGTTCGCCCCGCCATTGGAATAGTTGCGATACCCCGACGCAGGGAAATATAACCACTTATTGTATATATCGGAGGACCTTTCGGAACCCCGATATAAAACTGTCCATTACTGCCCGCAACATGGCTTCGGATACATCTATCCGCCATGACCGTTTTTACACGGACAGTGGGTTACTGAATTTATCTGGCACTCTCTCGCAAGTCTTGGCTATACGAAATGCTGGCCTTATCCTGTTTTGTGTAGGCAAAGGAATCCTTTTTATTTATATCTTTTCTTGTTTATATTTTTTCTTGACTCTTTGCGTCCTGTCTCCGTGCATAATCATGCCAAGCCGACAATTGCTTCGACAGCAACTCCACCTGTTGGGCAAACGCCGCATACTGCTTCACACTGATATGCCGCATATCTTGCAACAGTCTTAAACGGACCTTGACTCCTACAACCAGATCTCTTGCCCGTTCAATATACGGAAGTTTTCCAGTCGTAGCATTAGCCCTGTATATCATTACCATAATCTCGGTCAGATCCTTTTTCAACACCTCCACCAGTGTATATTTCACATCACGGGGAATCTTTCCCGTCTTCTCATACACACTCCTTAACAAATCATATGCAGCCTTATACACAGGCAAATTATCATAAACTGCCACTTCTCATTCATTGTATATTAGAGCATCTTTTTCAACTCATTTACAAATAACATACAATCCATCGGAGTACTTTCCGCCAGATTGAACATCCGGATTCGCATGATTAACTCTCCATGCGGAATATTACTCCGTGACAGATTCTGCACACACGCATCTCTCCTCCCTACAACTGAATGCTCCGATGAAAGTTCCTGTTTCCATTCTTCAAACCTCTGTCCGTCTATAGGTTTTAGCGTTCGCAACACAAGACGGTCAGGCATAGTCTCCATATGCTCCAAAGAACCTATATACTTTTGTTCATGCTTACATGGAAATCCCACTGAAACTATCTCACCGCCACCGAGTGACTTTAACCTTCTTTTTATAGCCTTCAAAGGCTTGATCTGCGTACAGACAGCGTAAGCAGACTTTTCATAAGCTTTCCAGAAAAGCCCCTCACGATAAAGAATGATACTTCCGTTATTACCTGCTTCAGCTTCTATAAAATCCTTGCTGGTCATAATTATTTAATTTTAATATCTATAAAAATCGACCGGCTTCGCCGGTACTATCCCTACGGCCTTAAAGCCGTAGGGAAAATAATCCAATGAAACGGATACGGTCGCTACGCTCCCTATTCTTGGGAAGAACGCACCCCAAACCCGTACGCCCGACTGGCGTGGTACAACGGGTTCACGAGCGACGAGCTGAAGTACAGGTAGCGACCGTAGCTCTGGGTGTACGGAACCGCCGACCAACAGTAGCCGTAGCTGCCAACGTGGTTCGCCCCGCCATAGGAATAGTAGCGATACCCCGACGCAGGGAAGAAGATGGTTTTACTCTTTGAAGAATCAGTGTAGAAATTCCATCCCTTCAAGGAACTGCTGCTCCACGTTCCGTTGATTTCAGAAGACGTACTTGTACTGCCTCCGGTTGTTGTGAATCCAGTGAAAACATTACCGGGAGGAAGTTTGAAGCCCACAGGAGAGGGATCATAAATCGTTTTTATGACATTTTCGTCATTGGCAGTATAAACATTGTTATCGGCACTCCATAGATTTGCATATGTATTATCGCCATAATATTGACTCTGCATCACATCCGGTTTGAGAATATAATTCATGATACAAGTGGCGCCGGTAGAAAAGTTCTCCGTTTTAGGACTTTCCGTGTGAGCATTGCCGTCTTTGTCGTACCAGATTTTATTGGTATTGGCCAATCCGTTCGAAGGTGGGAACGGATCTTTACGACCCCACTCATAATAAGGATGATTGCCACCTGTTGTGATTGAAGCCGAAACTTGTTTGATGATCACTTCCTTGCTTGCGTCTCCGGCAGTGAATCTCACCTTGCAACTACGCTCTGCATAAGTTTCGGTACGACCATCGCACCAGCCGAGATTAACGGGCATAAATTTATATTTTTGGCTTTGGTGATTGGTTACCTCGATGGTTTGGCCGATATTTTCATCGGTCACCCAGATATGCCAGGACCAGAGGACGTTGTCAGATCGGAAGAGCACACGTCTGAACTCCAGTCACACTTGAATCTCGTA